TCACCACCGTCAAGAAAACTCTGGGGCTGGATGAAGACTATACAGCTTTCGATCTTGACATCACTCTCCATATCAATTCGATTCTGGCGAATTTGAATCAAATTGGCGTGGGTCCGGTGAATGGGTTTCGGATCGAGGACGAGTCGACCACGTGGGAAGACTTTCTCGGAGACGACCCACGCCTGAACAACGTCAAGTCGTTCATGTACCTCAAGGTTCGACTTCTGTTCGATCCTCCGGCTACCTCATTCGCCATCGAGGCGAATGAAAGAATCGCCAAGGAATTCGAATACCGAATCTACACGACAATGGAGGTGGATAAGTGGCAGTGACGCCATCATACGCCATCGTCGCCATCGCCTCCGAAGAGGACTACGTTTGGCGACTTTCCAGCGACAAGAAGCCGCACTTGACGCTTCTTTATCTGGGAAACAAACTCGACAACCTCTCTCGGGTCGAAGAGTACATTGCTCACACGGTGGATACGTCGTTGTGCAAATTCGGCATGAACGTGGTTCGTCGAGGAAAACTTGGTCCCGACGACACTGACGTACTGTTCTTTGGTGATTACGGTCGAAAGTATTTGGAGGAGTTCCGAGCATATTTGCTCGCTAACACCGACATTCTTCAGGCGTACAACACCGCTCAACAGTTTCCCGAGTGGATTCCTCATCTGACGATGGGTATTCCGGATAATCCTGCGAAAAAAGATCTTCGTGATTACCCAGGTACCTCGTGGGTCAATTTCGACAGAATCGCTCTGTGGACCGGCGACAGCGAAGGAGTTGAATTCCCCTTGAAAGAAAATGAACGTCTGATGATGAGCACTGCTCGAGGTGAAGCATTCCTTCAGCATCACGGTATCAAGGGCATGAAGTGGGGGATCCGTCGTGCGAGTAACAACAGTATGGACGGTCATTCCGAGGACGCCAAGCGGGTTGCGGAGTCCAAGCAGAAGCTGAAGACGGCCAAGACCACGCATGTCCTGAGCACGAACGAGCTCCGGGATCTCGTGAATCGCATGAACCTGGAGCAGCAGTACGCCGCTCTGGCGTCCAAGGAACCCACCAAGATCGGTAAGGGTCAGAAGTATCTCAAGGGTGCTCTGACCGTCGGGCGAACCGCGAACGACGTCTTGACGTTCGTTAATTCCCCCGCTGGCAAGATGATCAGGGAGCAGTTGAAGAAGTAATCATGGGAATACTCCACGGGATCATCAGCGATCGTCTTCGCAAGAAGTTCCATCCCAGCAACACTGTCTGGACACCGAAACGTGCACCAGAATCCAAACCGATGCCCAAGAAGGGTGTCGAAGGAATTCAGCTGAGTTCTGGTCGCCGCAAGAAGGCTAAGTAGGAAGGGAGGGTTGGCGAATGACACTGTCGAACACGGCTACGCCTTATTACTATGGTCAGTTCCGTGACGCGGTCATCCATGGGGAGATTCCTGTTAACCGGGAAATTTCTCTGGAAATGAACCGGATCGATGCGCTCATCGCCAATCCGAACTACTACTACGACGACGAGGCGATCAACGGTTTCATTCTCTACTGCGAGAATGAGCTGACTTTGACCGACGGTAGCGACCTGCGTCTTCTGCCGTCGTTCAAGTTATGGGCAGAACAGATCTTCGGTTGGTGGCATTTCATCGAGCGTAGTGTTTACGTCCCCGACGATGAGAATCATGGGGGACGTTACGTCACGAAGATCATCAAGAAGCGACTAACCACGAAGCAATATCTCATCGTCGCTCGCGGTGCAGCTAAGTCCGTGTATGAGTCCTGCATTCAGAGTTACTTCTTGAATGTCGACACGCACACCACACACCAAATCACCACCGCGCCGACGATGAAGCAGGCCGAAGAGGTGATGTCGCCGATACGAACGGCCGTTACCAGAAGCCGCGGTCCGCTTTTCAAGTTTCTTACCGACGGCTCCTTGCAGAACACGACAGGGTCGAAGGCCAATCGCGTCAAGTTAGCCGCCACTAAAAAGGGCGTAGAGAATTTCTTGACTGGCTCGCTGCTCGAGATCCGACCTATGTCGATCAACAAGCTGCAGGGACTTCGGACAAAAGTGGCCTCGGTGGATGAATGGCTGTCCGGGGATCTCCGCGAGGATGTTATCGGAGCAATCGAACAAGGTGCCTCGAAGCTCGATGACTACTTGATCATTGCTGTGAGCTCAGAAGGAACTGTTCGTAATGGTTCTGGCGATACCGTCAAAATGGAACTCGCCAGCATCCTTCGCGGAGATTACCAAGCTCCGCACATCTCCATCTGGCATTACAAGCTAGACGAGATCGAGGAAGTTTCCAATCCTCGCATGTGGCCCAAGGCCAATCCCAACCTGGGAAAGACGGTTACGTACGACGTCTATCAACAGGATGTCGAGAGAGCCGAAAAAGCTCCTGCCTCTCGCAACGACATCCTCGCCAAGAGGTTTGGTATTCCCATGGAGGGCTACACCTACTTCTTCACGTACGAAGACACTATCCCCTTCCGTCGTCGACACTTCGACGGTATGGTTTGTTCTTTGGGGGCAGACCTTTCGCAAGGTGATGACTTCTGCGCATTCACGTTCCTCTTCCCTTTGCGCAACGGTTTCGGTGTCAAGACTCGCTCGTATATCACCAGTCTGACCCTGGCCAAGCTTCCCGGAGCCATGCGTCAGAAGTACGAGGAATTCATCAACGAGGGTAGTTTGCACGTGCTTGAGGGCTCTGTCCTCGACATGATGGATGTGTATGACGATCTCGATCATCACATCCAAACGCACGAGTATGACATTCGCTCATTTGGTTTCGACCCGTACAACTCCAAGGAATTTGTCACGCGGTGGGAGCAGGAGAACGGACCGTTCGGTATCGAGAAGGTTCTTCAGGGCGCAAGAACAGAATCTGTCCCCCTCGGCGAATTGAAGATTCTTGCCGGAGAACGTCAGCTCATTTTCGATGAAGATCTGATGCAGTTCGCGATGGGGAACGCCATCACTCTCGAGGATACGAACGGTAACCGGAAACTGTTGAAGACGCGATACCAAGACAAAATCGACAACGTGGCAGCCCTCATGGACGCCTACATCGCCTTTAAGCTCAACAAGGAGGCATTCGAATGATCGTTGGTGGGCAGAAGCCTCCGTTGGGTGAGCTTCGGCATCACGGTGTCAAGGGTATGAAGTGGGGTGTTCGCAATAACAAACCTACTTCTTCCGACATCCACAATGCTCGCATCCGTCAGGATCTCCTCATAAGGGATCATAACTCGTCAATCGATCAGTTGAATCGTGTATCTGAAAATGGTACAGCAGCCCAGAAAAAAGCTGCTGTGAAGAAATTCCAGAAGACTCAACGTGATTTTCTGACCAGTGAAGATCGCATTACAGCTTCTCGCATGACGACGGGTGAGAAGGTTGTCACTACGCTTCTTACGGGACCAGTAGGACTTGTGGTGATGGGAGCCAACCACGTCATCGTGAAGGGGATCACGAAGAGCGTGGATCGGAATCGTCGTCGAGCAGCCTAACCCAATTCGTTTTAGAAAGGAGGTGAGACATGCCATTCGTTGACCGAATCAAGCACGCGTGGAATGCGTTTCTCGGAATCGAAGTACAAAACGATTTCGATTTCTCGCGAGGGCCTGTGACTTATGGGGCAACTCGCCCTGACCGAACGCGATTGATGTTCGGCAACGAACGTTCGATCATCTCCTCGATCTATACTCGTTTGGGGATTGACGCCGCGGCGATCGACATTTTCCACGTTCGTGTCGATGATCAGAAGCGATATGCCGGTGATGTCGATAGTGGGCTGAATAATTGCCTTACTATCGAGGCCAACATCGATCAGGCAGCACGTGCGTTCCGACAAGACATCGTCATGACGATGTTCGACAAAGGCGCTATCGCTATCGTCCCTGTGGACACCACGATCGATCCGAATGCTTCGGGGGCTTTCGACGTCAAAACCATGCGTGTCGGTCACATCACGGGATGGCATCCCCAGCACGTTATGGTTGAGGTGTACAACGAGGTCAAGGGCGTTCGTCAAGAGGTCACTCTCGACAAGAAATTTGTCGCAATCGTGGAGAATCCTCTTTACTCGGTGATGAACGAGCCGAACTCGACTCTTCAGCGACTGATTCGCAAGCTCAATTTGCTGGACTCCATGGACGAGATGGCGAGCTCGGGAAAGTTGGATATGATCGTCCAACTCCCTTACACCATCAGGTCTCAATCTCGTCGTGCAGATGCAGACCGGCGCCGCACCGAGATCGAGACTCAGCTTCGAGGAAGCAAGTACGGTATCGCTTACACGGACGGTACGGAGAAGATCACTCAGCTCAATCGTCCCGTGGAGAACAATCTCTTGAAGCAGATCGAGTGGCTTACCGCCAATCTTTATGCTCAATTGGGTCTCACTCCTGAAGTGATGAATGGTACCGCCGACGAGGCGACCATGAAAAACTACCATAACAGGACGACAGAGCCGATCATCGCCGCCATCGTCGAGGAAATGCGACGTAAATTCCTCACCAAGACTGCCCGATCGCAGGGTCAGTCCATCATGGCGTTCCGCGACCCGTTCAAGATGGTCCCGATCAGCGACATCGCCGAGATCGCGGACAAACTCACCCGTAATGAGGTCGTCACGGGGAACGAAATCCGCGGATTCATGGGTCTTAAGCCCTCTACCGACCCCAAGGCCGATCAGTTGCTCAATAGCAATATGCCTCAACCGAACCAGCTGCCCGCGTCCAACGTTCCGACGATCGATGGAGAGCTGGTCAATCCCAAATCTTCAGTATCCGAGTTGACCGCGAATAGCAGACGACAAATCACCGGCTCCGTCGGAGCCAGTACATCCAACACGAAGTAAGAGAGGAGAACGGTCAAAATGGAACCCGATTTCGGCGGGTATGCCACGAAGGCTGGTCTCAGGTGCTCCGACGGACGAGTGATCAAGGCCGAAGCCTTCCAGCACATGGACGGTAAAAAGGTCCCTCTCGTCTACCAGCACGGGCACAGCGGTCTGGAGAACGTTCTGGGTCACATGGTGCTTGAGGCCCGGGACGACGGTATGTACGGTCGCGGTTACTTCAACGAGACCCAGAACGGTCAGATCGCCAAGGCGGCCGTTCAGCACGGCGATCTGGATTCGCTGTCCATCTGGGCCAACGGTCTGAAGGAGGTGAACAAGATCGTCTCTCACGGCAAGATCCGCGAGGTCAGTCTCGTTCTCTCCGGAGCCAATCCGGGCGCCAAGATCGACTACGTGCGCATCCAGCACGGCGACGACCCGGACGACACCACCGAGCTCGCCGACGAGGCCATCATCCACACGGGTGAGACTCTCGAATTGCCGCAGGAGAAGGTTTCCGACAAGCCGCTGGTCGAGGACAAGAAGGATTCCGTAGTCGACAACAAGGCCGAGGAGACAGAAGTCCAGCACGCCGACAACCAGGACGGATCGACCGTTCAGGACATCTACGACTCCATGACCGACCAGCAGAAGAACGCCACGGTATACCTGATCGGCGCGGCCCTCGAAGAGGCCGCGAGCACCGCGAACGACGGCGCCGCCGAACACTCCGAAACCGACGAGGGCGCCATCGCCCACCAGGAAGGAAACGACGACATGACTCGCAATCTCTTCGAGTCGCAGCAGGCCGGCGCCACCGGCAACGCGGCGGAGACCCACACCCTGTCCCACGACGACCTGAAGGACATCTTCGAGAAGGGTCGGAAGCTGGGGTCGCTCAAGGCTGCGGTCGAGCAGTATGCCGAGGCCCACCTCGAGCACGGTATCAGCAACATCGACATCCTGTTCCCCGACGCCAGGAACGTCACCGGCGCTCCGGAGTTGGACAAGCGTCGGACCGAGTGGGTCTCGTCGGTGCTCAGCGGGACCCGTCACACGCCCTTCTCGCGGATCAAGACCTTCGCCGCGGACCTGACCCAGGACCAGGCGAGGGCCAAGGGCTACATCAAGGGCAACTACAAGCTCGAGGAATGGTTCGGCGTCACCAAGCGCACCACCACGCCGACCACGATCTACAAGAAGCAGAAGCTCGACCGAGACGACATGCTCGACATCACCGACTTCGACATCGTCGCCTTCCTCAAGGCGGAGATGCGACTCATGACCGAGGAGGAGATCGCCCGCGCGATCCTCATCGGCGATGGTCGTGACGTGTCGGCCGAGGACAAGATCAAGGACCCGATGGGCGCCTCCAGCGGCGACGGCATCCGGTCCGTGCTCAACGATCACGAGTACTACGTCACCACGCTGAACGTGAACGTCGACGACGCCAACTCGTCCTACGAGGAGGTCGTGGACGCCGTCATGGACGGCATGGAGTACTACAAGGGCACCGGTACGCCGACCTTCTACACCACCGTCCCGGAGCTCAACAAGTTCCTCAAGGCCCGTGACGGCATGCAGCGTCGCATCTACGCAAACAAGGACGAGGTGGCGCAGGCGCTGGGCGTCGACGATATCGTCACCGTCGAGCCGATGAAGGAGATTGCCGGCCTGGTCGGCATCATCGTCAACCTCCAGGACTACAACGTCGGTACCGACAAGGGCGGCGAGCTGACGATGTTCGACGACTTCGACATCGACTACAACCAGCAGAAGTACCTGCTGGAGACCCGCCTGTCGGGCGCCCTGATCCGGCCCAAGACCGCTCTGGTCATCAAGAAGACCGGCGCGTCGAATGTCCTGGCCGTCCCGCTGAAGCCGGCGTTCGTGGCGTCCACGGGTGTCGTGACCATCCCGACCGTCACCGGTGTCGTGTACAAGGCGGCCGACGGTACCACCACGCTCTCCGCGGGTGCGCAGACCGCTCTGGCGGCCGGCGCGAGCACCACCGTCTACTCCGTCCCGGCGTCGGGCTACTACTTCGCCGACACCGTGAACGACTCGTGGCCGTTCACGCGTAACCCGGCCTGACCGGTCGATATTCGCCATGGCAAGGTTCTACGGTGATATCGGTTACAACAACGGTACTGAAGAGGTAAGTCCTGGTGTGTGGAAAGAAGTCATGGTCGAGTATCCCTCATACGGTGACGTCATTCGCAACACTCGAGGACTGGACGACGGAGTAAGCGTCAACGACGATATCTCTGTCGGAAACTCTATCCGTATCGTGGCAGACGCCTACGCCCGCGAACATTTCTTTGCCATGCGGTATCTCAAGTGGCAGGGTGCACTATGGAAGATCGTTGAGGTCGAAGTAGTGCACCCTCGCCTCGTGTTGAGGCTTGGGGGTGTATACAATGGGCCGACGCCTTGATCTTCACGCGATCTTGGTGGCGATCACGCCCCACGTATATTTCCAGCCGCCGGCTAGCCTGGAGATACAGTACCCGTGCATCGTCTATCAAATGGACAACGCTCGTACTGAGTTCGCTGGCAACATGCCGTACATGTACAAGAAGCGGTACCAAATCACAGTCATGGATCAGGATCCGGACAGCATTATTCCGGATACCGTTGCGGGGCTGCAATCGGCACTCTTCGACCGACATTTCACGGCCAACAACCTTCATCACAGCGTGTTCACGCTCTACTTCTGAGGACAACACATGACCAAGCTCCTTTGGGATCAGGTCGGCGAGCGGACCTACGAGACCGGTGTCGACCACGGCGTTCTGTACCTCCCCAATTTGTCCACCGGCGTCTACGACACGGGCGTGTCGTGGAACGGTCTGGTGACTCTGACCGAGTCGCCGTCGGGTGCGGAAGCTAACGCCCAGTACGCCGACAACATCAAGTACCTGAACCTGACCAGCGCCGAGGAATTCGGCGGGACCATCGAGGCCTTCACCTACCCGATCGAGTGGGCCGAGTGCGACGGTTCGGCCGTACTGAACGGTGGCGTGTTCGTCGGCCAGCAGACCCGTCGAACGTTCGGTCTGTGCTACCGGACCCGGCTGGGCAACGACCTGCTGGGCAACGACCACGGC